ATGATATTGAAAAGCGTATTGCCTTAGCTAAGAATCAGCAAATGGCTCTTAAGATTCTTCTTAATAGTTTATATGGCGCTATAGGTAATAAATGGTTTAGGTATTTTGATATGAGAATTGCTGAAGCCATTACTCTTACTGGCCAAGCAACTATCAAATGGGCAGAGAAATATTTGAATGAATATCTTAATAAGACTTTAAAAACTGACAAAGACTATGTGATTGCTATTGATACTGATTCAGTGTATGTCACCCTTGATGAATTTATTAAACGTTTTAAACCAGCAAACCCTATTAACTTTTTAGATAAATTATGTTCCACCGCAATAGAAGACGCTCTTAAAGAAGCTTTTAATGAGCTATATATTTCACTTGGTGGTTATGAAAATAAAATGGTTATGGGACGAGAAGTAATTGCTAATAGAGGTATATGGACAGCAAAGAAAAGATACATATTAAACGTATATGACAATGAAGGAGTTCGTTATACAAATCCACATTTAAAAATTATGGGTATTGAAGCTATCAAGTCAAGTACTCCAGCAATATGCAGGGAAGCATTAAAAGATATGTTTAAAAGAATTATTGAGACTGATGAGATAACAGTCCAAGCCGATATACAAAATTTTAAGAAAGTATTCTCTCAAGCGGCAGCTGAGGAAGTTAGTTTTCCTCGGTCCGTCCAGAATATTCGCAAATGGATAGACAAAGAATCTATATATAAAAAGGGTACACCTATTCATGTGAGGGGAGCAATATTACATAATGAATTAATTAGAGATAAAAAACTAAATAATAAAATAGAAAAAATACATGGTGGCGATAAGGTTAAATTCACATACCTTGTTATGCCAAATCCTATAAAAGAGAATGTCATTTCATTTATTGATTTTTTACCAAAGCAATTTCAGCTTGAGGATTATATAGATTATAACCTCCAATTTGAAAAGACATTTATTAGTGCGATTGAACCAGTATTAGATGCAGTTGGATGGAAAAGTGAAAAGACTATTTCTTTAGAATCTTTTTTCGTTTAACTATGTACATTCAATACTAATTGTGATATAATATACCAAAAGGAGAAATTTATGAGTGCAGATTGGGTAAATGATATTAATAGAATGCAAACCAAATTTGGCGTACGTGATTGGATAGCAAATGCCAGTCCTTTTATGTTGCGTAAGTATATAAAATTTAGATATGATTTCCTTAAAGAGGAAATGGAAGAAACACGTGAGGCAATTATTTATGAGGATTCTGAAGAACTTGTTGATGGTCTTATTGATATTTGTGTTGTGGCTATTGGAACTTTAGATGCTATGGGTGTTAATCCACACAAAGCATGGGATACAGTTTTAAAAGCTAACATGGCAAAGGACCTTGGAGAAAATAAAACAAGACCAAATCCATTGGGAATTCCAGATATGGTTAAACCTGAAGGTTGGAAAAATCCAAGTCATGAAGGTAATCACGGTCTTATACCTCAATCCCATAAGGGTAATGTCCAAGAAGAAATTTGGACTGAGGAACAAGAGGCAGCATTAGAAAAAATGATACATGACAAAGAGCTACTAAAAAAAGCAATGAAAGCAAATAAAGCTAGAACTGAAATTAGTGGTAAGTTTAATACTAAGTGGACACCAGATGCTATTGAAAAATATGGTAGAGCAGTTGAAACTATTAGAAAAGATGAGGTAAAATAATGGATGAGTTATATGAAAAATATGAAAAATTAACAATAAATCATGAGCCGTTAATGGCTGCAGGAATAATGATGGCACAAGCAATGAAAATTTATAAAGCCATGTTGTCTGAAGATGAATTTAAAGTAATGACTGAACATATATTAAAAAGTCGGGATGATATTCCAACATCTGAAATACCAAAGGTACATTAATTATGGCTAAACAATCTTGGAACGACTGGATATTTTCTAAAACACATACCTATGACTTATGGTTGCAAAGGTATAAAGGTAAAACTGTTCATGACCTTACTGTTAATGAACATACTAAATTTTCAACAGAATATAAAAGATGGAAACAAGGAAACATTGAGAAAGTAACTTGAATTATTCACTTACAATATTTAAATCAATATATGATAATAAGACGCATAAGCGTTTAAACTTTAGCTCTTATATGTCTTTTGAAAAAATGTTTTTTGATTTAGCACAAGAGCCTCGTAAAGATAAAAAATCGGCTCCTTTAATATCACCCGCCATATATACAGAAAAAACAACAAGGGCAAACGATAATGTTTTAGGTTGGGCTGGTTGGTGTGCAGTAGATATAGATGAAGGTAATTGGCATGGCGAGACCCTCACAAAAGATATAATTGAAAAGTATAGTAAATGGAACTATATATGTTATAGCACAGCATCATCTACATATAAAAAACCAAAATTTAGAATGGTCTTTCCATTATCAAAAGCCATAGGAAAAAATTCAATTAAACATTTTTGGTATGCTCTCAATAAAGAGTTAGGAGATGTTGGTGACCCTCAAACAAAAGATTTAAGTCGTATGTATTATATCCCTGGGAAATATGAAGGTGCATATAATTTTATATACAATAATTTTAACGGTGTTGATATGGACCCACTTGAAATCATAAGCAAACATGATTATGTGGAGAGGTCTGGTTCTTTATTGGATAACCTACCACCAAAAATGAGAACACAAGTACTCGCTCACCGTAAAAATTCAATGACAAATACAAGTGTGACATGGAATAATTATAGAGATTGTCCATTTGTTAATAAAAAGTTAGTTAAAGAATACAATGAAATAACTGACACAGGCTGGTATGCAAAGATGTATGCCATTATGGTTTCAATTGCGGGTAACGCGATACGTAAAAAATATCCAATCACCGCACAGGAAATCACCACATTATGCAAGGAAATAGATTATGAGAATGGAAACTGGTATAAATCAAGACCCTTTGATAAAGAGGCCGATAGAGCAATTGAATTTGTCTACTCTAATAACTGATACGGCTGCCTTAAAGGACCATCAAAAATTAAAAGCTTTATCACAAGCATTTTCAATATTTACAAATAAAACTTTTGTAATTCCTGAAGAATTTGTAAAAGAACAAAATGAAAGATGGTTAGACCCAACAACAAATTATGATAGCCGTAAGGGAATGGATTATGAATTTCTTGAATGGCATTTCCTTAAAGAGGGATTAGTAGATAAAAAAGATACTACATTTGAAACTGATGGAAAGCTAGCTAAATATTGGCCTGACTATAATGTTGATTGGAGAAGATTTGATAATAAAGTAATTGCTTCTAAATGGTTTGAAATTAGTCCACAAATGATTCATGCAATTGAAAAAAAAGTGGTTACGCATTTTAATTTTATTAAATCTGATGAAGATACCGATGAAATTTTAAAAGGAAATGACGAAGTTACATATAAGCATATAGGCTGTGCAACTGCTAAACTAACACTTGAAATGGCTGGGGACAGCCAATTTAAATTTGGATATAAAGTTGTGGATGTCTATTTACTTTGCGCTAAAACTATGTTATAATATAAGTATATGAAATTTGATAAAGAAAAGCCACCTATGGCTCTAATTCCACCTGAACCTCTTTATGAAGTAGCCGATGTATTTCGGTTTGGTGCTGAAAAATATGGTATGAATAATTGGCGAGATGATGGTGACAAAACAGAATGGGCTCGCACTTATTCTTCTATTCAACGTCACCTAAATAAATTTTGGGAAGGTGAAGATATTGACCCTGAATCTGGTAAATCTCATTTAGCACATGCTACAACTCAAATGTTAATTTTAATGGTACACCAAATGGAGCATCCAGAAATGGATGATAGATATAATGCTAGTAAGACCATATAAAGTATCAGATGTTCGTGACTATTTTATTGGCGCCAAACAAGGTGGCAATTATGGTCAAACAATAGATAAGACAGGTGTTAAGTGTATTGAATTAATTGGCGCAAGTTTTGAAGCAGATGAACCTGCAATATTTGGTACACCCAATATAGAATACATTAAAAAAGAAATTGATTGGTATCAATCTATGTCTTTAAACATTAATGACATATATGGATTTGGTAAGAATCCACCAGAAGCATGGAAATATGCTGCATCTCCAGAAGGTTGGATTCATTCTAATTATGGTTATTTAATTTGGCACCAAGATAATTATGACCAATATGAGAATTGTTTAAAAGAATTAAAAGCTAATCCTAATTCCAGAAGAGCTATGATGATTTATAATAGACCAGAAATTTGGAATGAATATGATATGGATGGATGTTCAGATTTTATATGTACCAATTCAGTAGCTTATTATATTCGTAATGACAAATTACATTGCTCAGTGTCAATGCGCAGTAATGACGTTGTGTATGGATATAAAAATGATTATGCATGGCAACAATATGTATTACATGAATTAGCAAATGACTTAAGTGTAGAAGTAGGAACAATGATTTGGCAGGTTCAAAACCTCCATGTATATGAAAAACATTTTGACTTAATTAAACCTAAAGTAATTTGGGTTGACTATAACCCAGCACAATGAAAATAGCAATAGTATTTGGAAAAGGCTTAGACGGATGTGGCGTTGAGAAATATGGTTATGAGTGGAAACGCTATGACCCAGACAATATTGATATATTTAATTTAGTTGAAAGAAGCTTTGTTAGGTCGGGTGGTCATATTAAAGAATCAATCTCTTTTAAACCTAGTGAGATGCTAGATGTTGCAAAGAGATTAAATGACAACTATGATATTGTAATATTAAATAGTTATCCAAGTCCCATGCATAAAAGAGAAACCATTAAGAGTTTCTATTATGATTTAGTTCTACAAATAAAGAAACCTATATTGGTTAGTATGATGCATGAGATTAAAAGAATGAATTATGACAGAATACCAATTCACCTAGCAATATCTAATGCTGCTGATATAATATTTAATTTCTCTACAGAGACCACTTACTCACAGGACATGGCTGGTATTTTAACCAATAAAAAGCTTGGTGAAAGAATAGCAAGAATGAAATTACCTATAACGGTTTCTGACTATGAAGAATATAGAATACCATTTAAGGACAAAAATAAATCTTGTATATACGCAAGTCGTTGGACTTCAATGAAACACCCAAGTAGATTAATTGACCTCTGGGAAATGGATAAAGATTTTCATTATGCGATTCATGGAATTGAAAGGTCTATTGGAGCTAAGTTTGATATTATAGATAGAACAGAATATCAAGCAAAGTTTAATGGATATACTTATTATGCTGGTAGAGAACTAATGGAATCATTTGGTCCTTATGAATATCAAGAGGGTATGAACCTTATAGCTAATAGTATGTTTGGATATAGTGGTTATGCTTTACCAAAAGAAAGACATAACTATGGTGATAGATTTGAATACGCTCAAATGGAAATAATTGCTGTAGGGACAGTTCCAATATTTGATATTGACTATGGACTATATAATAATGCTGAAAATGGTAAAGCATTCTCTGACCATGATATAGCTATTTGGTCTGATAGAAATGATTTAGAAAATACTAAAGAGCAAATACATAGAATTTCAAAAGATGAAAGTGCCTATAATAGATATTTAGATGCTGGTATAGAATTTCTTAAAATAGAAACTGATGCTTCTAATATAATACCACCAATGCTAGAACATATAACCAAGGTTGGCAAACAAACAGATAAGTGGGACCATGATACATTCCTAGACAATGTTTATAATACAGATGTAAAAGAACATTTTAATTATGTAATGGAAAATCATATACCAGCATTGGGTGCAAAAGAAGTTATGAATCAAACCATAAGTTATTTTGAAAAGAAAAAAAGAATAGTATATAAATCAAAACAAGAATTAAAAGATGATGGCCAAATTTCCTTAGAGGACTTTTTTACATAATGGATTTAGTTAAAAAACAAAATAGAGAATCAGTAGTAATAGATATAGACCATACAATTTCATTTCCCAGGTTGGATTTAATACCCTCAGCTGAAAGATTTGGAATGTCAACTCCAAATCATGATGTTATAAAAGGCATAAGAAGATTAAAGGAAAAGGGATTTAAAATTATTTTATTTACAGCCAGAAGAATGTTAACACATGATGGTGATGTAGAAGCAATTATAAAAGACGTAGGTGATGTTACTATTAATTGGTTAAAGGAACATGATGTTCCATACGATGAACTTATATGGGGCAAACCTTATACATCCACTTGGTATGTAGATGATAAGTCAATGAACTTAGAGGAATTTAAAGAATGGACAGATTCAATTTAGTAATACCCGCGGCCGGAGCAGCAACAAGATTAAGACCGTTATCTTCCAACACGTCAAAGATTATGGTGCGTGTTAATGGTAAACCAACCCTTGATTATATAATAGAGGCTGTCAATGGTAGTGTTGATGAAGTGGTTATTATTGATGGAAAGTTTACAGATATCCGAGAGTACTGTGAGGTAAAACATCCAAATATAGAATTTGCTAATCAACCAAGTTTTGATGGACCAAGGGATGCCATTAAGATTGGTATGAACGCTTTAAAAGACCCAAGTAAACCAGTTGTTGTTTGGTTAGGTGATGCAATTATTTTAGAAAAAGATATGCCATTAGGTACAGATTTTCTTTTAACTAAAATTGTAGATGACCATAAAAATTGGTGTATGTGGGATGGTTTAGATTATTATAATAAACCAGATAAACCAATTCCAAATGGTACAGCATTAGTTGGATTATATTCTTTTAAAGATGGTGTTCGTGCTAGAGATGCATTTTGTGAATCTACTGATTCTGATATATCAGGCGCTCTAAAAATATATGGAGAGTTCAATAATGTAACCACTAATTTATGGTATGACATTGGTGATTTGCCTAGATATTTTAAAACCTGTGCAGCTCTTTTAAATACAAAAGCTCGCGCATTTAATAATTTACATTTTGATGCAGACCTTGGCACAATAAGAAAAGGTCCTGACTATCATAATGAACATAGTATAAAAACATTAAGAGATGAAAAAGCCTGGTATGATACACTCACTCCAGAGCAATCATTATTTACACCAAGAATATTACCACATAAAGTTGATTTAATTATGTCATATGAATCTGGTACATTATTAAGTGATATAATGCTATATGAAAATATGCCTGATTCCCATTGGGATTATATAATGGATAGAATATTTCAAATTAAATTAAAGTATTTTAATAATAGAATACAAAACGTAGGTAACATTGATAGTTTTTCAGGATTATCTAGAAAGATGTGGATTGACAAAACAGAAGAAAGACTATCTAGGATTGGTGGTTTTCCTAAAGGTATTAAAATTAAATTATTAGATTGGGCTTATGAAGTTCATAAACACACAGCTCCAATTACTGGAATGCATGGTGATTTACACTTTGCTAATATATTATATAACCAACAGACAGACCAGTTTAAACTCCTTGACCCAAGAGGAAACTATGGAGGAAAGGTTGGAACAATAGGAGATGATATTTATGATTGGGCTAAGTTAGCACATGACTGTTATTATGGATATAATGCAGCTGTTGCCGATGTTCCACATAATAAATACGTAAAAGAATTATTTGTTCGCAAGTTAGATGAATATGATTTACCAAAAGATATTATATTAAAAGGTGGATTATTACTTGTTGCTACATGCATTCCATTACACTATGACGATTCTGGACGACAAACAAGATTTTTACAAAAGGTATTAAATGAAATGGGCTAGTATAGTACCTCTTATTGGAGGTGGAACAATTGCAATGGAAAATGTATTTGGCAAAAGGCCAGCATACATGATGTCATATAACGAATTTGAAGCTAATGATGCTCATATAGTAGAACATTATAGAAAGCAATGCAGTGACCCTGAAGATGGTAGAAACTATGTTCCTTATTATATATTAGAAAATAAACGTAAGAATGGATTTATCTGGCATGGTCAACAATGTGGTGAAGGTCCCGAAGGAGAAATGAATGGAAGGTATGTTGATGTAGTTAATACTATATGTCCATGTGCTGGTCTCTCTTCTTTAAATGTTGCACCATCAGGTGAAGCAGAAATAAATGATTATATGGCTAAGACCGCAAAGTACATCTTAGAGGAAGTAGGTCCAAAGGTACTATGGGGAGAAAATGCTCCAAGGTTAGCTACCAAATTGGGCAAGCCAGTTGTAAAAAAATTAAGAGCCTTAGCAAAAAAGAATGGCTATACATTTTCTTTATATAAAACAAAAAGCATATTACATGGATTAAGTCAAGTACGGGATAGGTCATTTTATTTCTTTTGGAAAGGAGATGCCATACCTATGTTTGAATGGTATGATAGACCTAATGAGAGAATAGAAGACTTAATACGTAATACTAAATTTGATATGGCTGACCCTATGTCAGAATTAACTAATCCAAATATACCAAGTAAAGATGACTTGCATTACAGATATATATTGGAAGTATTGCATAATGGTATGAGCCATTATGATTTTCAAAAGACACTAAAAAGAAGTGTTAATGTTCAAGACTATATAGAAGTTCATAGTAATTATAATGACTATGCAGATTGGTTAGATACTATTAATGAAAATGAAAAGGCTGAAAAAGCTAGAGCTATGGGAATTAAATTATCAGTTAAAGGTGCCAATATAATGAGAAGAGGTACTGAAATCCCATGTGATTTTATTGGAGCATTTGTTGCTCACCTACCTTTTAAATTAACTCACCCAGATGAAGATAGATACTTGACATATAGAGAGGCAATGGCAGTTATGAAATTGCCAGAAGATTTTATTATGATAGACCCAAAGAGAAATCTTAATCACTTATGTCAAAATGTTCCAGTGACTACTGCTGAGGATATGGCATATAATATTAAAAGATTTTTAGAAGGTGGATGTGAAATGATATATGATGACTTTATAATACAAGATAATAAGTCAAAATCCCTAGAAAGTGAGCCATTAACTTTAGATAAATTTATGTAAATCTGTTTACTTTGGTTTAGATTTATGATATAATAGTAGTATACTTGAAATAATAGGAGATATAAATGACAAGTGATGAACGTATTAATATAATTAAAGTACTTCGTGGGGAAGTAGAAGTTTTAACTAAAAGACTTAAGCCTAATGGAACAGGACATTTACATACAACAATTGGAGTATTAAATTCCCGTATTGATGAATTAATTGACGAAGGTATGAGGGCTAAATAATGGGTATAATGGATAAATTGCAGAAGAATTCTAGGATTAAGGAGACTGATACTCTTGACAAATCCAAGATTTTTTCTAATCAAGAGATGGTACCAACAAAGGTTCCAATGATTAATGTCGCTTTATCAGGCGACCCTGATGGTGGACTAACCGCAGGACTAACAGTATTGGCAGGACCATCTAAGAATTTTAAAACATCATTTGGATTATTAATAGCGGCAGCATACTTAGACAAATATAAAGATGCTGTATTATTATTTTATGATTCAGAATTTGGCTCACCCCAGCAATACTTTAAGTCGTTCGGTATTGACACTTCCCGAGTACTCCATAGTCCCATTACTAATGTTGAGGAACTGAAGTTTGATTTAATTAACCAATTAGAAAATATCGAACGCAAAGATAAAGTTATTATTATGATTGACTCTATTGGTAACTTAGCTTCTAAAAAAGAATTAGATGATACATTTAGTGAGAAATCCGTAGCAGATATGTCAAGGGCAAAAGCTCTTAAAGGTTTATTTAGAATGACCACACCATATCTCACAATGAGAGATATTCCATTACTTGCTGTCAATCACACATACCAAGAAATTGGTTTATTCCCTAAGGCTATTGTATCAGGTGGTACAGGTATTTATTACTCAAGTGATAATATCTGGATTCTTGGTAGACAACAAGAGAAAAAGGGTACAGAAATTATGGGCTATCACTTTATTATTAATGTAGAAAAGTCTAGGTTTGTTAAAGAAAAATCTAAGATTCCTATATCTGTAACATGGGAAGGTGGCATTGAGGAATATTCTGGTCTATTAGATGCAGCAATGGAAGGTGGTTATGTAGTTAAACCTACCATTGGCTGGTACTCTAAAGTTGATAAAAAGACAGGAGAGATAGAAGATAAAAAGGTTCGTATTGCTGAAACACTTAAGGAATCATTTTGGAAACCTGTCTTTGCTAATACAGACTTTAAAGAATTTCTAAAACGTAAGTATGAAATCGGCCATGCCGATATGATTAAAGTCTCACACCTAGAAGAAGGTTGGGATGATGAAGATTGAGACATTAATCTTACGTAACTTAATGTTGAATGAGGATTATACTAGAAGTGTAATCCCTCATATACAACTCAGATATTTTGAAGAACCTTATAGGGCTGTCTTTAATGAGATAGTTAAATTCGTTAATAAATTTTCTAAGCTACCAAGTGCCGATGCACTATCAATTGAACTTAGAAATAATCCAAAGATTGGTTCAGATTCTTTAGCTCTTATTCCTGAAATTAGTGTTCAAAAAGGTGAGCAAACTGTTGAATGGTTAATAGAACATACAGAAAAATGGTGCCAAGATAGAGCAATTTATTTAGCAATCATGGACTCTATTAATATTATAGAGGGCAAACACGACACATTAGATAAGAACGCATTACCCGAAGTATTATCTGAAGCTCTTCAAGTTAACTTTGACTTAAGGGTTGGGCATGATTATGTTGATGATTCAGATGCTAGGTATGAATTTTACCATAGAGCAGAGGAACATCTACCATTTGACTTAGTAAAATTTAATGAGATAACCAAAGGAGGCTTAGTTAATAAGTCACTGAACGTGGCTCTGGCAGGTACTGGTGTAGGTAAATCACTATTTATGTGTCATATAGCAGCCGGTGCTTTAACCCAAATGAAGAATGTTTTATATATTACTTTAGAAATGGCTGAGGAACGGATTGCTGAGAGAATAGATGCTAACCTTATGAACGTACCTCTTGACCAGTTAGAAAATTTGTCAAAGGATATGTTTGATAAGAAGATGCATAAGCTAACCGATAAAGGTGTAGGCAAATTAATTGTCAAAGAGTATCCCACAGGAGCGGCAAGTGCTATTCACTTTAGGGCATTACTAAAAGAATTAAAAATTAAAAGAGACTTTAAACCTGATATAATTTGCATAGATTATTTAAATATATGTGCAAGTTCACGTATGAAGGCTCTTGGTGGAGCAATAAATTCATATACTTATGTGAAAGCAATTGCTGAGGAATTGCGTGGCATGGCAGTAGAGTACAATTTACCTATTGTCACTGCCACACAAACTACTAGAGGTGGATTTGCCAGTTCAGATATTGGACTTGAAGATACATCTGAATCATTTGGTCTACCAGCAACAGCAGACTTAATGTTTGCTATTATATCTACTGATGAGTTAGAAGACTTAAATCAATTAATGATTAAACAACTTAAGAATAGATATAATGACCCAACAGGTAAAAATAAAAAGTTTGTTGTTGGAGTTGATAGGGCTAAAATGAGATTATATGATGTGGAAGATACCGCACAAACTTTGAATGTAAGGGATGACCCACCAATGATAAATAAATATGAGGACTTTAAACATGACTAATTACCAAAATGTAAATTCTATTTCACCACAAGTTTGGGGACAGCGATATAGAGATTTAGCAAAAGAAATATCCACATGGTCCAAGGACCCAAGTACCCAGGTTGGTGCAGTTATTATTGGTAAAGGTGGCCAAGTATTAACCCAAGGCTATAATGGTTTCCCAAGAAGGATACGTGATACCGAAGAAAGATGGGCTGAAAGAGAAAGAAAATATGAATTGGTTGTCCATGCAGAGATGAACGCTATATATAATGCTTCTCTTACTGGTGTATCTTTAAAAGGTTCAACATTATATGTCTATGGATTGCCTATTTGTAATGAATGTGCTAAGGGTATTATTCAAGTTGGAATTAAAAAGGTCATTGCCACAAGACCACAGATATATAATTCTCAATGGGATAAATCAAATAAATTGGCTGAAGCTATTTTTGCAGAGGCTGAAGTAATGTATTTAGTAGATGTAGAAGATGAGTAAACTATCAGACAATGCAAAATATAAAGGATATAAGTATAAGAAATTCTGGGATGGATTGCCGGAGGTTGTCCATAGTAAAGACCACCCTCATGACTATGTTGATTTATTTAAAAAATTAAATCCTGTTGACCCTAAGACAGGTCACCCAAAGGAGGATGACGATGAATGAACCAAAACCAGGACCGTTAAAATCGGCATTTGAAACAAGCACCAAAGGTGTTTTATATCAAGAACTAATAACATATAAAATTAACCTTAATGGTATGTTGACCAAAGAAACAGTTACACGAAGATTTAAGCATGATGGAAATTACCATGATACTACACATCACTTGCCTTTGGTGAAGATGGATGAGTAAAACATTAATACCACACGTTAAATATAAAAGGGACCATAATAAAAATACAATCTCTAAAAAACGTTTAAGTCATGGTACATTTAGATGTAAGCGTCATCCAAATTCTAAGAGGTGTACAAGTGGACATCGATGATACAAAGGAATGGATAGCAACAATAATAATATTACCAATATTTATAGTTGGTTTTATAGTATTGTATGTTATGATGGTAGTTACTTCTTTAGTGGCAATGGCAATTGATTGGTGGGTAGCAATACCATACCAAAGAAGGAATGGCAAAAAGAAAACCTAAATTTATTCCATTTAATAGATGGACGTTTGTAGACCAACATGGTAGAGATGACCAACATTGGTATATAAGATTAGATGGTGGTGAATTTCATGGTGTCATTTATAGATATGAATCTATTAAGCTTAATGAGACTACTCAATCTATAAATTTTGATTATGAAATAGTAGATTATCCAACTATGGATGACCCTCATGGTAAACCTGAATTTAATCAAGCCGCAGGAGATATATTAAAAAGCATCTTAGATGATGCTATGGAGAAACAGGACTATATATTAGGTCCTAAAAAGTAATGAATATTAAAGAAACACTGACGATATTGTCAGAAGAGGCGGCCGAAGTTAGTCAAGCAACCGCAAAATTAATTAGATTTGGTCCTTATGATGAAGTAAATGTCGCTAAATTAGAAAAAGAATTAGGCGATTTAATGGCCGTAATGATGATTCTTGAATATTATGGATATGTTAAGTTTGGTAATATCCATGATAATATAGAACCTAAGCTGCAAAAGCTAAAAAAATATAGTAAGATTAGAAATCTGAATAAAATCATTAAAAATCTTTAAAGATATAAATAGCTTTATATCTAATATTATATAAGGTTTTTAATGCAGTCTTTTCAAAATCACATAGATGAGGCACAAGCTCTCAAATTTTATAACCTGCTTCCTAAGAAAGTAAGGCACACTATTAATAGAATCAAAAATAGAGATAAGTATAAAGCCGCCTTGCTTATGATAAAAGCATTAAGAAGAGACCCTGATGTTATATCAAGAGGTCTAACTCCAAATAGGATTCAAGGTATTGCTGCTGATTATTTTGGTTTAAATCATAGAGAATTATCAAAGGTATTAAATCGCCAAACCAGATATGAAGATGTAGATGAGATAGATGAGGCCTATTCAATTCAATATACAGGTCCTAAAGATATTAAACACATACCTTATTCTGCTGCACAATTAGATGATATTGATAAGTTATATAAAAAAACCTTACCAATGCATTCAATACCTTTAATATTTGATACCTCTTCCTCGGTTTCTAAAAAAGGTATTCCCGATGGGAAGATTAAAGTTCAGACTGCTATATTTAAAAATATTAAGCCAGCAGATTATCCTACTTTAGTAGGTCCATCAGGTAAAGGTACACTTCTTATTAAAGGTACTGGCTCAGGTAGTGATAAAAAAGCTGAAGTATTAAGAATGTTTGGTATTAAAAACAATACAGACTTTTTAGAATTCTTCCAAGCAATTGGATTATTCATACCAAATAAATTAACCCCAGCTACATTCAAAAAAGATTTACTTGCTTTAGAAGGTACGATTTCTGGTGATTTTTCCATCCGTAGTTTTGTTCCTGATTATGAAAAATTTATTATTTACCTTGATGCAGATAAAGAAATTGGTGCTGATGTTATATCTTTAGTTAATGGAAGTTATTTTTGGCGTAAAGATGCTGGAGTTACTAGGCCTTATGTAATTTGGACAGGTATTAAAAAATATTATGGTTTAATGAGAAGCAAAGAAGGTATAGAAGGTGTTATTAAAGATAACACAGCAGATTGTGTTCTTATTGATGGCTCATATGCAGAATTAGTAAAAGCATTGGGAAGTGATATTCAAATTGATATGGATGATAACACCGGCAAATTGACATGTGGTGATGTGTCATGGTATCAAATATCTTTAAAACTTGGTGAAGGTAGCGCTAGACTTGGTAAAATTACAAAACTTCTTACAGGTGCTTACCCAGTTGATGGAGAAGTTCAAAACACTTTAACTAGAGCTGGCATTGATGTAAAATGGTTTAAAGAAAATTTAGAATTGAATAATGAATTTGAACAATTATTACAAGAAGGATTTTTTGGAAATACTGTTAAAAGAATGCAGAAAGCTGGTGCTGAAATGTTTAATAAATTTAAAGCAGCTGCTGTTGCTGTATTAAAATATTGGAAAAAGCTTCTAGGATTTATGAAGAAGCTTGTGAAATTCCATGAAAAATCTACAATGAAAGAAATTCAAAAAATAACTAGAGGTAGCAAATTCCTTGGTGAAGGATATATTGCAGAAGATGTGATGAATGAAATGTCTCAAAATGCAATGTTTAATGCTATTGTTAATGATAAGGGTAGAAGAAACTCTCCTAATACAAAATTTACAAATCTTCTCAATACACGTTTTAATGATATTATAAAAAATAAAGATAGTGAATATATTTCTGTAAATTTTGAAAAAGCTGCATTTGAGATTAGTGATGAAACAATTAATTTTTTAATAGGTAATTGCATATCATTTCCAATTATTCAAGCTATTATTGATGATGTAAAAAGTAATGGTATTGAAGTTGTTAATAACTTAGCTAAAACTATGTCTATGGGAGATACTAATTTGCCGGTTGTTAAGGTATATGGTAATCCAGATAAAGCTGATACTGAAGTTATTACTGTTGGTAAACTCACTCAAAAGAATCCAATGTTAGGTGACAAACAAATTAAAGTATTAAAAGTTGGTATAGTACCACATAGAACCCATAAAAAATATTGGGTAATTAATTGTTGGATATTTGCTGAGTTAGATGGAGAAGTAGCTAAATACCATCAAGTAGCATTTAAAAAGAGTGGTGAAAGTTCATTCAATTTTAATATTGAAGGTACAGCCACTGTTCCAGAAAATAAAATCAAACTCTTTCCGGTATCATAATGAATTTAAAAAGACATATAATAGAAGCTAAGAACACACACATGGTCCATATAGAAGATATGGTTATAGATGGTGGAGTGGCTGGTGCACGCGCTGCTATATTTGCTTTAAGAGATTTAAGAAATATGTTAGGTGGTAGTGATAATACAAATAAAGAAGTTACTGTTAAATGGGATGGTGCGCCAGCTGTATTTGCTGGTATTGACCCAAATGATAAGAAATTTTTTGTTGCAAAGAAAGGAATATTTAATAAGAATCCTAAGGTATATAAGAGCGTTAAGGATGTTAAAGCCGATACCTCTGGTGATTTAGCAGCAAAACTTACAGTAGCATTTCAAGAATTTAAAAAACTTGGTATAAGACAGGGGGTCTACCAAGGTGATATTATGTTCACTAAAAAAGACCTTAAAACACAAACAATTGATGGGAAAAAGTACACAACCTTTCACCCAAACACTATAGTATATGCAGTACCCGTTGGAGCAGATAAAGAAATTAAAGCAGCAAAGATTGGCGTAGTGTGGCATACTTATTATTCAGGAGCTGACTTTGCATCAATGAGTGCAAGCTTTGCTCCATCTATAGCAGCATTTAAAAAACCTAGGAGTGTATGGCAGAAATCTGCTAGCTTTCCAGATATTTCTGGTGTTGCCACATTAACCAAAAAGGAAACAGATGAAATTACCACACACATATCCAACGCAGGAAAACTCTTTCAAAAAATCTCCGCTAATGCGCTTAAAGACGTATCTACAAATACGGATATTAACCTCTTTATTAATACCTTTCGAAATACGAAGGTTAGAACGCAAAGTGAGATTAGCAACACGTCGCAACACGCTGAAGAATTAATTCAATGGATTCATGACAGATTTGATAAAGAAATAGAGAAATTAAAATCAGATGCTGGTAAAGATAGAAAAGAAGAAGCAAAAATTGCTGCACTTGAATGGTTTAATGATGATAATAAGGCTAATTTAATAACCATGTTTGACATGCAGAATGAACTTGTGTACGCTAAGAGAAAGCTATTAACACATTTAGATAGTATGGATAGTATAAATACTTTTGTAAAGACTAAAGATGGGTTTAGAGTAACAGGTGCCGAAGGATACGTTGCTATTGACCATTTAACTAACGGTGCCGTCAAAATTGTTGACCGAATGGAATTCAGTTATAATAATTTTAGTAAAAACATAATCAAAGGCTGGGAGTCCGAATCACGATGAAAGAAAAACCAATAAATATCCAACAAGCATTAGAACAAATGGGTGATAGACCCATACCATATACAGATGTTAATGAGGCTAAAAGGATAAGACCTATTAAAGGCCTTTGGACACCAAAACAAATGTATACGCAAGTCGCAAGAACTAAAAAAGCAGCATTTGAATTAAGACAACATGCAGATTTTATATTTCAAATGGATGCAGATGTTGGTCCAAGTATGAGTAGAAATTCTGGATTATATATGGCTATCTATGACAGAATGATAACTGCACTTGACCTATTTGACCTAGCAGTAAAAGATGCTGCAAAAATAAAGCACCCAGATTAATGACATTAAGAACCTTTAAAGAACATTTAATTAAAGAGGCTGCGGCAAAAGCGGTCACGGTAAACTTTGGCCGGTTTAATCCTCCCACTATTGGTCATGAAAAACTTTTAGATGTTAGTATGAAAAAGGGTACTGGTGAACATAGGGTTTATGCAACCCAATCACAAGATGCTAAAAAGAATCCATTAGAGTGGAAGACTAAAATTAAATATATGCGTAAGATATTTCCTAAGCATGCTAGGCATATCCTTATGGACATTAAGGTTAAGACTATTTGGGATGTAGCAGTTACTGCATATAAAGATGGATTTACAGAATTTGAATTAGTTGTTGGTGATGATAGACACCAAGAATTTGTTAAACTTTTAGATGATTGGAATGGTAGAAAAGGCAGACATGGATTTTATGAATTTGATGTAATAGATGTTATGAGTGCCGGTGTAAGAGACCCAGATGCTGAAGGTGCTGAAGGTATGTCAGCCTCCAAGATGAGAGCGGCTGCTGAAGATGGTGACTTAATTGCATTTACTAGTGGTCTACCAAGAAGATTTAAAGATGCCAAAGGACTAATGAATGCAGTTCGTTCAGGCATGGGCTTGACTGAAGAAAAATTCTTTAGGCAAGATATAAAATTAAGTCCAGTCTCAAAACTTCGTGAGAGGTATGCGGCTGGCAAACTATTTAATGTGAATGATGACATAGTAACTAATGATGGACAAGAAGGTACAATTAATAAGCTAAGAAGCAATCACGTTGAGGTGAAACTGAAAGAATCAGATAGTTTTAAAAATTACTGGTTATCAGATATATGTTTAAATAATTAGGAGATATTATGACAATGAATAAAGCGGCTTGGCCAGTAGGTACTGTTGCTGGGCCAGATGGTTTTTATTCACCAAGCGGTGAAATATTATCAATTGAACCACATGACCAAGCTTTTATAGATGAATGGAATGGAGTTAAGCCAAAGAAGAAAAAATCTGAAGCTGCATCATATTCCAATAGGTCCTCAAAGGATGACTTAGAAGAGTATGGTAGAACCATTGGGATTGAACTAGATAAGCGTAAAAGTAAATCAAGTTTATTGAAACAATTAAAAGAATTTAAAAATCAATTGAAAGAAGAATTGTTTCCAAAAAAATAAACATAAATAATATTATGGAATTAAGTAAAAATAACTTCGAGTTATATGCTGCGAAGCATTACCAAAGAGATAAGTGGGCAACAACTGAAGATTTTAAAGAGGATATATCTAGATTTAAATATATCAATCGCTTAATCAATAGGTACTACCGTGATGATGAATTAAAAGAACGGTTAATACTTAACCATATTATTATTTTAGGGAATGTCTTGGGACCAGAAGTGTGTGCCGAGATATTAATGTCAAAGACAGATGATACTTTACAAAGTATTGTTAAAACCTTCTTGGTATATTTAAATTATTTACCAGAAGATAGTTATGTTGATGTTCCATTAGACGACACAATTATAGATGTATTAAGGAAAATATGAGCAAATATTTAAAAGAAGGTGCTATAGATTTATTCATAACATATAAGTTTATTAAACTACTCACAACTCCCTGGAAAAAAACCGAGGCCTATGACGAAGGCGTGGTTGATAGTAAGGGTAAGTTACTAGTCCCAGTTGCTAGTCAATCTTCTGCTCAAAAGAAAACTTATACTGTTTTTCATAGGTTAGTTTTTAATCTAAAAAGAATAATGGAAAAAGTACCATTTGGTAAATCACGGGTAGCTTCATATGCTGCTGCGCTTTATTTAATAAAAGAAGAAACTGATATGGAAGAAAACGATATCTTAAAGGTATTGGAAGACTTAGGTTATGATATTTCAATTGACATTAATGAAGAAACTAAAGACCTTTATGTAGGTCAACACATACTAAATCATGATATTTTGGAAAGCACCAAAGGAACTATTGTGAATTTAGATTCTATAGAGCCTGTAGATTATTTTGCAGGTGTTCCTATATATAAAACAAGAGAAAATATTCTTATATCTGTGAGCAACATATTATAATATAATTTAATTGGAGTGACATGACGTCAATTTTTGTAACCAAGCGCAGTGGTGAAACTGAGCCATTTAATATTAATAAAATCCACCGCGTTCTTGAATGGGCTTGTCAAGAATTAATTGGTGTCTCTGTTTCTGAAATAGAACTTAGGGCTAATGTTCAACTATATGAGAAGATGGAAACTATTAAAATCCATGACCTTCTTATAAAATCCACAGCCGAATTAATAACTGAAAGCACACCTAACTACCAATTTGTAGCAGCAAGGCTTATTAATTATAAGCTTAAGAAAATTGTATATGGTGACAAAGACCCTTGGCCTCTTATTGATATTATCAATCATAATATTGATGCTGGTGTATATGATGCAGATATATTAAATAAATATTCAGAAGCTGAAATAGATTATATTAATAGTTTTATAGTTAACCATAACAGAGATGATGACTTCACTTATGCTGGTATGGAGCAAATGCAATCAAAGTATCTAGTTCAAAACCGAACGGACGGGACATTATACGAAACACCACAAGTGCTTTATATAATGATTGCTATGACATTATTTGGTAGGTATAATGGAAGGCGTATGAAATTTATAAGAGAATTTTATAATGCTGTAAGTCAATTCTATATCTCTCTTCCAACCCCAATTATGGCGGGTTGTAGAACTCCAACAAGGCAGTTTTCCTCATGTGTAGTATTAGAATCTAATGACTCTTTAGATTCAATCAATGCAACATCAACATCCATTGTTAAATATATTTCTAAAAAAGCTGGCTTAGGAATTAATGCTGGTAAGATTAGAGCGGTGGGTAGTCATATTGGTGATGGTTCTGTTGCACATACCGGACTAATTCCATTCCTTAAATATTTTCAAAGTGCCGTTAAGAGTTGTAGTCAAGGTGGGGTACGTGGTGGAGCCGCTACTGTTTATATGCCGGTATGGCATTATGAATTTGAGGACTTAGTAGTCCTTAAAAATAATAGAGGTACTGAAGAAACCCGTGTACGTAATATGGACTATGCATTCCAATTTAATAAGCTTATGTATGAGAGACTATTGACGGGTGGTAAGATAACCTTTTTTAGTCCGGATGATGTCCCAGGATTATATGATGCATTCTTTGAGGACCAAGAATTATTTGAAGAATTATATACTAAATATGAAAGAGCATGGAAGATTCGCAAAAAATCTCTACCAGCTTTAGAGGTATTTTCTCAATTTCTAACAGAGCGCAAAGAAACTGGTCGGATATATCTGCAAAATGTTGACCATGCAAATACACATGGTGCATTCATAGAAAAGCAAGCGCCTATTCACCAAAGTAATTTATGTTGTGAAATAGATTTGCCAAGTCATGGATTGGAATCTTATGATGATACTAATAAAGGTGAGATATCTTTATGCACATTATCTGCAATTAACTGGGGATTAATAAATGACCCATCTCAATTTAAGCATTATTGTGAGTTGGCTGTACGGGCTTTAGATGCTTTATTGGATTATCAAAACTATCCGGTTATAGCTGCTCAGCGGTCAACCATGAATAGGAGACCTTTAGGAGTTGGTATAATTAACCTTGCATATTTCTTAGCTAAAAGAGGTCTTAAATATGATGATGATGCCTTAGAAACTGTTGACGAATACGCAGAAGCTTGGTCATATTATCTAATTAAAGCTTCTGCAGATTTGGCAGAAGAGCAAGGATGTTGCTATAAGAACATGGAGACCAAATACGGACACGGAATCTTACCTATAGACACCTATAAAAAAGAGGTGGATGAGTTAGTTAAACCAAAACAAAGAATGCCGTGGAAGGCCTTGAGGGGACAGCTTAAGAAAAAGGGCATTAGAAACTCAACTTTAATGGCTATTATGCCAGCTGAAACCTCGGCTCAGATAAGTAATTCAACAAATGGTATAGAACCACCAAGGGCTCTTGTGTCTTATAAGCAATCTAAAGATGGAGTAATGCCTCAAGTAGTACCTAATATGTATAACCTTAAAAATAAATATGATTTGCTATGGGACCAACAAGGACCAGAGGGCTATCTTAAAATCATGGCTATAATTCAAAAGTATGTTGACCAAGGAATATCTGTTAATACTAGTTATAATCCAGCTCAATATGAAGATAATAAAATCCCATTGTCTATAATGCTTAAGGATTTAATTACATTTTATAAGTATGGTGGTAAACAATTATATTATTTTAATACAAATGATTTAACCACTGAGGATGAATCAACCCTATCCAGAGAGGACTTTGATAGTCAAAAGGACTATGATGACTATTGTGAAAGCTGTTCTTTATAAAAAAATATCATAAAAACTGTTTACTTTTATATAAAAATATGTTATAATATACTCATATTGAAATAAAAAAAGCTATATATAATTATGACAGAATTTTTACTAAGTGCGGGAATTGGATTTATAGTAACACTCGCAATTATTGGGGTGTTTTCAAATACTCTGTTCCCACTATTCCTTAAATCAAATGATAAGTTAATTAATAATTTTAAGGAAGATATACCTTCGAAATAAGGCTAAACTATTTTTAAAAACGACATAGGAGAATATATGTTAGATAAAATCACAAGCGGCGTCGCAGCTGCAACAGGTATTGGTATTTCACTAATATCTTTGGCAATCGTTTTACAGGTTGTCTTTGGCGGTAGCGTACCTTTCCTTGGCGGAGACGTCATTGGTACAATCATCGGCATAGTTCATCAGCTAGGTGATGCTGGTTTAGTTGGATTAATCGCTGCAGGAATATTGTGGAGATTGCTTACATCTGATGATGCATAACATTCATTCAAAAATGAAGTGATAACGACGTAAAGGTAAGGGTAGGCGCAATTAACACGTGGGTGCAACTCCCGCCTCCTCCACCAAATATATTTTTGGTAGTATGTCAAATATATTAAATAGAAAATATATTTGATGGGGGAGACAAAGCTTCGATTAGTTAGCAGAACCGCCCAAGACTCGTCAGCCAACAAAGGCTATAAAATGAAAATTTAATCGGCAAAAACGATTACTTGTTAGCTGCTTAATAGCTAACTGGGGTTTCCTCCGGGGTTCCTTATTACCCAATACTCCGGTCCTTTTTTTTATATACATACCATTATGATTACCCTAACCGACAATGCTGTTGAAAAATTAAATACCTTAATCACAGGTAATATGCAGCTTAGAGTTTTAGTTAAAGGCACTGGTTGCTCAGGTATGGCATACCACTTAGAATATAATATAATGGAAACTGACCAAGATGATGTCTTTAAGGTTAGAGGTATTCCTGTTGTTATTGATAGAAAAAGCCAAATATATGTAGAAGGCGCAGAAATAGACCATAAGAAAAAAGGTCTTAATGAAGGCTTTGAATTCTATAATCCAAAGGAAAGGGCAAGGTGCGGTTGTGGAGAAAGTTTTACAGTATGATGAAAAATGAAAAAATCAGTATTTGAAATAAACACCAAAAACCATTTAGATAAAACATTATTTTTTGATGAGGGCGTGGACATAGCAAGATATGATGTGGTTAAATACCCAGCCTTACAAAAGTTATATGAGAAGATGCTATCTTTTTATTGGACACCCGATGAGATAGATGTTACAAAAGATAAGATTGACTTTGGTAAATTAACAAATAATGAACAACATATATTCACAGCAAACCTTAAAAGACAAATCCTTTTAGATTCAGTACAGGGCAGAAGTCCTGACCTAGCATTATTACCCATAGCGAGTAACCCAGAACTAGAGTTATTAATAGAGACCTGGGCATTCTTTGAGACCATTCACTCTCGCTCATACACACATTTAATCAGAAATGTTTATCCAAATCCATCTAAAGTATTTGATGATATAAAGTCTATACCAGAAATTTTAGATTGTGGCAAAGATATATCTGAACACTATGATAACCTAATTAATTATAAAGGACCTACTGGGTCTTATAAACATAAAAAATTATTATACCTTTGTATGATTTCTATATACATATTAGAAGGAATACGGTTTTATGTAAGCTTTGCATGTTCATGGGCATTTGCTGAGTTAAAACAAATGGAAGGTAACGCAAAAATAATTAAATTAATTGCAAGGGATGAGAACTTGCATTTAGCTGCATCACTTAATATAATTAGACAATTAATTAAAGATGATAAGGATTTTGAAAAAATTAAAGAAGAAACACATGACCAAGTAATGAATTTATTTGAAGATGCATTAATACAAGAAGAGGAGTGGTGTGATTACCTATTTGGTAATGGCTCAATGATTGGCTTAAACACTGAGCTTTTGAAAGAGTATGTGCGTTGGATTGGTGCAAAGAGAATTAAAAGTCTTAATTACCATGTACCATTCTCAGTGCATATGCATAATCCACTTCCGTGGACTGAAAAATGGATAAGTGGTGGGGCTGTCCAAGTGGCACCACAAGAAACAGAAATCACATCTTATGTCGTCGGTGGCGTCAAACAAGATGTTAATAGAAAATCATTTGAAGGATTAAGTTTATGAGAGCAGTAGTATGGAGTAAAAACAATTGTGCTATTTGCGATAGGGCAAAAGCATATTTAGATAGTAAAGAAATTGCATATGAAGAGAGAAATATTGAAGGACCTGATTGGACACCTTCAGATTTTTTTGAAGCAGTTCCAAATGCTAGAACATTCCCTCAAATAGAAATTGATGGAAAAATGATTGGTGGATATGAGATGATGATGACTCATATTAGTTTAGGAGATTTAAGTTTATGATATGTAATGATTGTAATAGCCAACCCTTTGAGGTTATGGTTAAAGATGAAATGGGATTTGCTACAGAGTCAATTGAGTTAGACCAACCAGCTACCCATTGTCCATTTTGTGGGTCAAATATAGAGTGGGCTAGTAGAGGAGGCTTTGATGCAGAAGAATATGACGGACCCCAGTTGGACGTATAATGAACGACAATTTACTTCTGCTGATATTGCTGACTTTTATGGTTTTGTGTATCGCATTACCAACTTGGTCACCGGATATGACTACATCGGACGTAAGTATTTCAGGACAATACGAAAGCTTAAACCCCTCGTAGGTAGAAAAAATAAAAGGCATAAGGCTAAAGAGACTGATTGGCAGGATTATTGGGGTTCAAGTAAGAGACTCACTGAGGATATAGAAGGCTTAGGCAAAGAAAATTTTAAACGTGAAATTATATGTTTATGCAAAACACGTGGTGAGACAAATTATATGGAAGCTAAAATACAGTTTGATGAGGATGTTCTATTGAATCCACAAAATTATAATGGTATTATAGCTATTAAGATTGGATATGGTTCAGTGAAAAATTTATCAGAAAACTATGTACAAAAGCAGTAAACTATGATATAATATAGATTATATGGTATTAGTAGACTTTAATGGATTAGCAATTGGTAGTATAATGGGTTCTTTAAATAGAGGTGAAGGACTCTCAACCAAATTAGTTAAGCATATTATTTTAAATAACCTTAGGTTATATAGGAAGAAATATTCTGAAGGAAAGTATGGCAAAATAGTAATATGTACTGATGAGAGGTCTTGGCGTAAAGATACATTCCCACCATATAAAGCAAATAGGACTAGCACCCGAGAAACAGATAAGCATGACTGGCCAAAAATATTTGACTTAATTGATTCAACATTAGATGATATTAGTAATAATTTTCCTTATGCTGTTATTAATGTATTTGGAGCTGAGGCTGATGATATTATTGGAGCTTTAACTGTGCATAAATCCATACCTCTTATTGGTGAGGATGTAGTTATTATATCAGCAGACAAAGATTTTATTCAATTACAAAAACATGGTAATGTAATTCAATGGTCACCTATGTTTAATAAGATGGTAAAGGACCCTAATCCAATAAGGTATTTATTTGAACATCTCTTAAAAGGTGACAGTGGTGACGGTGTTCCAAACGTGTTATCTTCTGACACTTGCTTAGTTGATAAGATTAGGCAAAGTCCAATGACTAAAAAGAAGATAGAAGAGTGGTGGAACAATCGTGATAAGCTTAAAGAGGTTATGCCACCAGAAGTATTTAGAAATTATATTCGTAATAGAGAAATGATTGACCTAGATAGAACCCCTTCGTATATTAAAGAGAATGCTATTAATCAATATGAAAATTATAAATATCCAAAACGCAGTAATATTTTAACTTATTTAATAGAGAATAATATGAAATTATTAATTGAAAATGCAGGGGAGTTTTGAGATATTTTGAGAACGATGAAGAGCTTAAAGAATTCATGGAATATTTTAAAGATGAATTACCAAATCCAGACCACCACCCACATAAAGTAATGTGGTTAGTAAGATGGTGGAAAGGAATAGTTATAAGGAATAGAAATGCCAACTTATCAATTCAAAAATAAAACAACTGGTGTTGAGTGGGAAAAGGAAATGAGAATGTCAGAGCTTGACAACTATGTAAAAGAAAATGATTGCTCTATAATAGTTCAGGCACCACAAATAATTAGTGGTACTGGAGAAGGTCGTCTTAAAACAACTGATGCTTTTAATGATAGGCTTAAAGAAATTAAAAAGAAAGCAGGAAGTAAAGCAACAATAGGAAATAGTATTAGATAATGCCAAAGTATTCTAAACAGGTTCAAGATTTTTTAGATAGAGGTGGAAAGATTACAGTAGTACCACCCAAAGTAACAGCTCAAAAATTAGAAAAAATGAAATTGCAACCTTATAAAGTGCCTGAAATTATGGGAAGACGTAACAAAGAATAATGTTTATTCACAAACCTATTGACCTAGGTTATAAAGACCTCAAGGCAGTAACCAAAAAAAGCGGAAGAAAATATACCACACCCGATGGTAAAAAATACTCTTCAATAACAACAATCCTTGGCCAAAGAAGTAAAGCCGCCATAATGGCTTGGCGTGATAGAATTGGTCATGAGGAAGCAAATAGAATTTCAAGTCAAGCGGCAAGAAGAGGCACAGCAGTTCATGCTATGTGTGAGATGTATGTTAACAATCACCCAGATTATGCAAAGGATGCAATGCCTAATATCCTTCATGACTTCAATAGAATTAAAAATATATTAGATGAACGTATTGGTATAGTCTATGGACAAGAATTACCATTATATTCTGACTACTTAGGAGTAGCAGGCAGGGTTGACTGCGTAGCAGAGTTTGATGGCAAATTATCTATTATAGACTATAAGACAAGTCGTAAGACAAAAAAGAAAGAATGGATTGACAGCTACTTTATGCAAGAATGCTTTTATGCTATTGCTTGGGAAGAGAGAACTGGTCAACCCATCACTCAATTAGTAACAATCATATCTGTAGATGATGCTCCAGCTCAAATCTTTATAGAACATAGGGATAATTGGGATAAAGAACTCCTTAAATGTATACGAGAATACACTTCTTAGGGGGAAATTAACAGACAATATACTTCAGTTAACGGTTCATGTTGTTGCAGCAACATGGTCCGTTAGTATTCTTATTGAAAATACTCTCCTAAAGCGGCCAAAGTATGATATAATATACTATTATAAAATAAAAAAGGGTCAAAAAATGGAAAGTGAAATGGTATTTTTTTTAGTGATGGTGGTTAATTTATTAATCCACTTAGTGATACCTAAATTTTTTAAGGAATTAACATGGATATAACAGATACAATACACAAAGTCGTCAGTCGTTCTGATGACGAATGGACATCAAGGGATAAAAAAAGCCTTTATGTTTCGTATAGTGGGGATGACACAAAGACCGATTCAGTTCGTTCTATACTTCAACAAAGTGGTGTCAAATTAAGTGAAGTCAAACACTTGCAAAAATATGGCATAGTTACTGATGTCGTCTTAGACGATTATTCAGTTGGTCTTAAGTGTGATTTGGATTTAGTTTGGTGCTTATCCACATACTCAAGAAAATATTTATTATCACAATAGGAAAAAATATATTATGAGGAAAATTGAAAAATTAGCAAAATTAATTGGTGAAATGGACAACGATGAATTAAATGAAATCGGTCCAATTGTTAAATTACAACGTAAAAAATTAGCTCACGCTAAAAAATTAGATTTAAGGGTTGGCGTAGAAGTTTGGTTTGCTGGTCACAATGGAGTGGTTGAGAAAATTAATCGCACAAAAGCTATTTGTCGTGAATTTAAAAATGAGCAACGATGGACTGTTCCAATTAACATGATTGAGGTGGCGTAATGGAAAAAACTATTTATTTGGACTTAGATGGTATAGACCAAGCATTTCTATCTCTTTATAAGAGTCCTACTTATGAAACTAGTACCTTCAAGGGAATACCTATGGAGCATTTCCGTTGGGTGACCCGTATGCTACCTGTTAAAAATAGGCGAATTAAATATAGAGGTATGAGCAAACCTGGTTATACTAGACCTCAATCCTTTTGTCATAAATTTGCTGCTGATACATTTGCAATATATTATGACAATGATGATGAATTACATTTAGGGAGGCCATAATGGAAACAGCAATTCTAATTGTTTTATTGCAATTTTTAGTTATTATTATTGTGGAGGTCTAATGACATTAACAAGCTTAACTGAAGCTCAACTCAGAGACCAAGCTAATTATTATATTCATAATAATGATGAAGATAATATGTCTAAGAATGATGACATAATTCGGCATATGATTGCTGCTAATGGTGAAAGGATTATTCGTACTATGACCAATGGTTCTATCAGGCATGGTCCTGGTTATGACGTTATTGGTGATAGTAATGAAACCTATGAAGTAAAATCCACAGCCTCAGCTAAGACCGGTGATTTTTCTGTTGGTGGTTTATTAACTAAAAAAGGCAAGTGTGATTATATAGCTATTGTTGATATGCTTAATGGAAGAGTATCAATCATTCCAGCTAAAATATTTTTTAAGCGAGCCAAATTAGTAGATGTACATGGAGGTTCATTCCGTTGGAAAAACACAACTGGTCCAGTTAATTTCAATACAATAAATGGATATAATGCTGCACTATTTGCTGAGTATGAAATTCGTTGGCCAACAAATAAAATAGGAGGCAGCAATGAGATGGGCACAACGTAAAACGATTTATGATTTAGAAGGTGTTCGCCTTAGGTCTTGTAGACTCTGGCTTGATGCAAAAGGTTTCCATCCCTTTTTAGACCAAGATGAATTAACTAAACCAGATTTAGAAAAAAGCATGGGATGCAAATATGAAGACCTTCCAAAAGAAGCTTGGGATATGATGGATATTGCAGATATGGAATTAGCAAGGAGAAGTAAATATGCGCGAAAGTAAAATTTTAAGAAGTGTTAGGGACAAAGTTATATTAACTGATTGCGATGGAGTTCTATTAGATTGGGAATACCATTTCTATAAGTGGGTTCTTGAGACTCATGGATTAGAGCAAAAGCAAAGTATATACAGTGTTGCCAAAGCTTTAGAAATACCTTGGAAAGATAGCGCTTTATTAATTAAAGAATTTAATGAATCTGAAATGATGAGGAAATTATCTCCATTACGGGATGCTGTTAAATATGTCCGTAAATTACATGAGGAGCATGGATATATATTCCATATTATTACTTCACAAAGTGATGACCCAACTGCTCAAGCGTATAGGAAAGAGAATTTAAGAAATGTCTTTGGAGATGTTTTTGATGGATTTACTATACTTAAGACAGGACAAAATAAAGACAAAGTCCTTGCTAAATGGGAAGGCACTGAATGTTTTTGGATTGAGGACAAAGTAGCAAACCTTGAAATGGGAGAGGTTGCTGGACTTGAAGGAATTCTAATGGACCACCATTGGAATAAAGATTGTGTTGATTTTAAAAGAGTCAAAACATGGAAAGAAATTTATAATATTATTATAGGAGAATTGGGATGGTACTAAATTTAGTAACTAATAAAGCTGAAGAAGATGCACACTTGCGTGGTCAATCGCGTTTTTATGTTGCTGGTTGGATAGCAAACCGTGAGTGTGAAAACCCACAAGAAATGCCTAAAGAATGTAAAGGTAATATTGTTGTTGAAAGATGGCATGAGGAATACCTTACAGGCTACGGCGATTCTGTTGCGAATGGCGAATGTCTAATGAATAGATAATATAAATAAAACTATATCACATTGAGGAGATATAGTGGAGGTAACTATGGCGTTACTAGAAGATATTGTTGATTTTTGTAAAAAGGAATTAAATATTCCGCAGGATGTTTTAGTATCTGTTGAGCGGGAAGATATATCAGAAGATAATGTTAAAGGTTGGACCACTGATTCCGCTGAGGATGATGAATATGATATTGAAATAGATACACGTCTTGGGTTTAAAGAAACCATCATAACGGTATGCCATGAAATGGTACACGTTCTCCAATTACACGAAAATCGTGAGCTTGATGAAAATGAAGCTTATGAAAAAGAGGAGTTGTTATATAGAAAGTATATAAATAATTCCTAGTAGCTAATCCCTACTATAAAAAGGATATTTTTTAAAAAATAAAAAGGAAAAGCATATGTTTAAAAAACTACTAGTCGCGACGGCGGCCATGCTATTATCTGCAACTTCTGTTGCTGGTATTAGTTTATCAGGATTATATGAAGGTACACTAGATTCACACGGTGCATATACCCAAGATATAACCACTACTATGAAAGGCACATCTGGAAGTTCCACAGTTACTGTGGTTTTGGATGGCGCTTTTGATATACATGATATGTATGTTGAAACTACTACTGGTCCTCTAACATTTAAGTTAGGTGATTCCTCTGGGGATGACCCAGATGTAGTATCTATCGGTGTTACAGCAACATCAGGTGGATTTACAGTAGGACTTAGTCAAGACTCAGGTGAAAATACCGAACTTAATGTCGGTGGCTCACTTGCAGGTATTACATTTAATGTGACTGATGTTACAAATTCTGAAAGAGAAACCACAGCTACTTATGAAGTTGCTGGTTTAAAAGCTACAGTTGTACATAACAAAGTTACAGCAGGTAATAATATTGATACAACAATCGCGACTACACTTGCAGGGTTAACCCTAAGTGCTAATCACGATTCAAATGCAGATGGCACCTCGGAAAATGGTGGCTCAGTATCTAAAGTTTTAGAAGGTTTAGGTACAGTTAAAGCTGAAATGTCTAAGACAGGTGCTGGTGTTACAACTAAAGAATTTAGTTTGACACGTGGTATCTGGACTGGAAGCTGGGAAAAAGTAGGAACCGCAGATGGCGTTACTTCTTTGAAGGCTAGTCTAGCATTTTAAAGGAACTTAATTATTAAGTAACTTCAGGGGATTTGCATTTATGTAAGTCCCCTTTTTATTTTATGAATACTATTTACATTCATACCAAACTATGATATAATAGTATTAATCAAAGGAAATATTATGGACGCAGTAATGAATCACAGAAAATTGATGAGTGAATACTACAAAGATGATGGTAGTGTTGCTAAGATATATCAAGTTATAAATGGAATGGATGGTGAACATTCGTTTTTTTCAATAACATATAAGGACGCCTCCGGTACTAGATTAACAACTGAAGATTTTAAATATAAATCTTTAAGATACGTCGAGGACGCAGCAGAAAACTGGACACTAGGAATTAAACAATTATTAACGGAGTAAAAAATGGCAGATTTCGATTTTGGCTTTACGCTGGTAGATGAAGATGAATTAGATAGTGCTCAACAAGTAGCAACATCTTCAGCATCTGCAAAATCAGCGCAAACAAAGCTAGACAATTTATATAATGCTATTACACCTTTACTCAATAACCTTAAGGCAAATCCTGAAAAAGAATATATTAAATGGCCTAATAGAGTTGACAAGGTAGAAGCATTCGAAGGTCAAATATTAAAAATATATAAGGGTTAGCTGTTTACAAAAGC